AGATCTTTGGGGTCGAGTTGAGTCTGCATGGGCACCTAAATATGAAGATGATACTCAATGGAGACTTTTAATTAATGCTACTTCTAGTGCGTTAGGATTTTGAGGTAAAAATGGCTGGCGATCCAAATGATCTAGACACTTACGCGGACACCGAAGGTAAAGGAGAAGTGGTTAGTTGGAACACTAAAGTAACACCTGTTCCTTTTGGTTATGAATCCTCTGGGTATTTGGGTCGTGAAATTTCTAAACAAATTCCATACAATGAGGCTATTAGATATCTTAATGAGATTCGCGGTAAAGGCGGCAAAGGCTACAAGATTTTCTTGAATCAACTTCAACGCTACAACAATAGTGAATCAACTTCTGCTAGTGGTGTTGAGAATATGTGGAAAAATGTTCTTGATGATGCTGAAGCATCTGGTGAAAACGCTATGGATCTTTTGCAGCGTGGAACAAAGATACCTAAAGATAGCGGTGATGGTCGTGGCGGTTCCCGTGCATACACTGGACCTACATCTAGTGTAACATTAATGAATGAGCGCGACCTTCGTGCAACCGCTGATGCTGTTGCTTCTACTGTTATTGGTCGAGCTATTTCGGAAGAAGAGTTTGCTAAGATCCTGAAGCAAGTTCGTACTGCTGAACGCGCTGAACCATCAGTTTCAATTCCTGGGGTTGCCTCAAGTGTTTCTATGCCTGGGCTTAGCGCAGAGGGCAGGCAGGATATTATTCGTGAAGCTTTGATGAAAGGTCCCGAGGCCGAAGATTACAGTAAGGCTACAACCATGATGGATATTTTCAATAAAGCTTTAGAATCGAGGCCAGATGGCGCCTAAGGATTTAACTCCTAACGAAAAGTTAATGGATGTTAACAATGATGGTGAAGTATCTAAAGGGGAACGTAAAGCGTTTAAGCGCACGACTAAGCGTGAAACTGTTCCTGGTAAACTTGGCTTATCGTATGCTTTACTGACTCAACTTTCAGAGTCAAATGATCCTGATGCTGTAGCGTTAAGCCAATTCTTTAACCAGTTGACTGCTGAATATTTTGATAATCCTACTGGCTTCAACGCTGATGCTGCTGTTGTTCGTTTAAATAGCCAGCCTTGGATGCAGAAGTATAAGTCTACTGCCGTTAAAGACATGGATTTTGAGGCACAGTTTCCTGAGTTGTATGCTCAAGATGTTGCTTCACGAGTGGAAACATTGCGTGATCAAGCGTCTAGTTATGGTGCCACGTTAACTGAGGATCAGTTGCGTGATCTTGCTGTGCAGGCACGCCGAATGAACATGAATCCTTCAGAATTAAATAATGCTTTATCTAACTATATTTCTTTTGATTCTGGTGATATTAAAGGTTCCGCTGGAATGTCTCAGCGTAACATTAAATCATGGGCTTTAAAGAATGGTTTAGAGTTATCGGATAACATGGTTAATAACTATGTGAAAAGTATTGTTAAAGGTGATACTACTGAGGATGATGTGTTGCAGGATTTGCGTAACACTTATCTTGTTGGTGCTTTCCCTGCGTGGGCTGATCGTATCCAATCTGGTATGGACCCTGCTGATATTGCTGCACCGTACAAGCAGCGTATGGCTCGGTTGCTTGAGGTTGACGAGTCGCAGATTGATTTGAATGATCAACTATTGCAGCAGGCTATGCAGGGTGTTGGTCAGGATGGTAAGCCTAGTGTTGTTCCTTTGTATGCTTTCGATAAGCAAATTCGTAAGGATGACCGTTGGCAGTATACGGAAAATGCTATGGATACTTATGCTAAAACTGGCACTAGGATTCTTCAAATGTTTGGATTGAGGTAGCCTGAATGAGTATGGATTTTACTGGCATGGATTTTGGTAACTATCGCTATCAGGGACCAACTAATGCAGATTTTCTTCAAAACCTTGGTCAAGGCGTACAGGTAGGTAATCCTTTCTTTGATGGAACAGTACCTACTGGAGATGGTCAGGGTGCAGCTACTCCTGAAACTCCTGCCGCTAAAACTAAAACACCTGAAGAACTTTACTATGAAGGTCTTGCTGCACAGAACCGTGAATCGGCTAGATCTTTTCTACGTAACCTTCTAACACAGTACGGTCTTGGTTCTCTTGCTGGTGCTGTTGATGGCATTGTTCAAGACACTACTAGTGAAGAAGTAATGCTTGAACGTTTACGTAACACTGAAGAATACAAGACCAGATTTAAAGGTTTAACACAGTTGCGTGCCAAAGGTATCACTGATATTGCTAACGAAGGACAGTATCTTCAACTAGAGTCAGACTATAGGCAGATTTTCAGGGAAGCTGGTATGAGTAGTTTCCTTGGTGATGCTGGTAGTCAGTCAGAGTTTGATTCGATTGCTAAACTTGTCGGCGACTATTCGCTATCCGTCAACGAAGTTCGTGACCGTGTTACTGATGCTCAACGTATCGTTGCTGAAACGCCACAAGAAGTACGTGACTCGTTCCAACGCTACTACAATGTTGACCCAGCAACACTCACAGCATACGTTCTTGACCCGACACGTACCGCTAACGAAATCAATAAGCGTGCTAACGCTGCAATCATTGGTGGTCTCGGTCAACAACGTGGCCTAGAGTTTGGTGCTGGTGCTGCTGAACGTATCGGTACGTTCCTTGGTGGTGACCAGAATCTTACAGGCACACAGGCTGAACCTATCCTTGGTGGGATCGCTGACGTGCAACGTTCCACTGGTCGTTTAGCACAGTTAGAAAAAGGAACATTGACTGCTGAAGAAACAGCCCTCGCACAGTTGGATCTTGATACTGAAGCGAAACGTAAAGTGAAGGGTTTGCAGTCTCGTGAACGTGCACGGTTCGGTGGTACTGGTGCTTTCGGTTCTAGTGCGTTAAGTAGTTCAGGTAAAGTTTAACGGAGAGTCACGTAGGTGACGTAAGGTTCACGACCTTACTCTCCACTCCTAGCCAGATCGGTCGGCCCTGGCAGTGTTAAGAGTCCGATAGTCACAGCCATCACTTCTTCCCCAAGTTGTGGTGAGGGTGGCGGTTAACCTATCAATGAATAGTAAGGGAGTATGTATGTCTGAATATGATTGGGACGATGATGAGGATTTCTCAGGCGCGTCTAATGATTCTAATGCAATGAAAGAGTTGCGGAAAGCCCACCGTGAAGCGCAGAAGCGTAACAAGGAAATGGCTGCACAGTTGGAGTCGTTACAGTCTTCACTTCGTGAACGATCCGTTCGTGACATTTTGGATTCAAAGAACATACCTGCAAAGGTTGCTGCTTTGGTTCCGAAAGATATTACATCCGCTGAGGATGTTGAATCTTGGCTGGCTGAGTTTGGTGATGTGTTCGGCTTCACTAGTCAAGACTCGAAACAGGATGAAAGCAAACCAATCGTGAATCCTGAATTGGAAAAATGGTCCCGTATTTCTTCTACACAATCTAGTGGTGAAGCATATAACGGGGACAATGATCAAATGAGTGCTTTGATTAACGCCGCAACAACTGTTGAGGAGTTGAACAAGCTCTTGCATGGCAATTCTACTGGTCCTTTGGCTATGTAATTGTCCTGTTTGTCCTTTTATTAACTATTTATTTGGAGGTGAATTCCTACTATGGCTAATGCCTACACTGGCACTAGTGCCATGAGCAATCTTGTCAAGGCTGCTTATGACCGTTACGTTGAATTCGCTTTGCGTTCACAGCCCATGTTCCGCGACCTTGCGGACAAGCGGCCTGTGCAGCAAGCGATGCCTGGTTCGTCTGTTGTTTTCTCACTGTATCAGGATCTTGCCGCTGCAACGACAGCGTTGACCGAAACGGTTGACCCTGATGCTGTTGCATTGAGCAACCCTAGCACTGTTTCTGTTACTCTGAACGAGTACGGCAACGTTGTGTTGGAAACAAAGAAGCTCGCAGAGTTCTCATTCTCGGATGTTGATCCTGCTATTGCTAACATTATTGCATACAACATGGCTGATTCTATCGATAAGCTTGTTGTTAACGAACTCATCACGGGAACAAACGTCCTGTTCGGTGGCGATGCTACTGACACGGATGAGGTTGTTGCTGCTGATGTGATGACTGGTTCACTTATCCGCAAGGCTGTTGCTAAGCTTCGTGCAGGCAACGCTGTTCCTCGTGATGGAATGCTGTACGCAGCATACATGCACCCTGAGGTTTCGCATGATCTGCGTTCCGAGACTGGTGCTCTTGCATTTGAGGATGTGCGTAAGTACACCGATCCTAACGTTGGAAACATCTTGAATGGTGTCACTGGCGTTTACGGTGGTGCATACGTTGTGGAAACCCCACGTGCGTACACCGCAACTGATGGTGCTGCTAGCGCTAAGGTTTACCGTACGATTATTGCTGGACAGCAGGCTCTCGCTGAGGCTACTGCTGTTGAGCCTGGTGTTGTTATCGGTCCAGTGGTTGATAAGTTGATGCGTCAACGCCCACTTGGTTGGTACTCACTGCAAGGCTGGTCAGTGTACCGCGAGGCTGCATTGTACCGTGTGGAGACTGGTTCGTCCATCGCCGCATAGTTGTGTTGGTGGGGGTCACTGTAATGGTGACCCTCATCACCTTCTTTAATACTACTATTTTTAAGGATTTACTGTGGCTGATAATCTTCCTAACATTATTGAGAACCAGTTGCTTGATGCCCTCGTTGGTACTGCTGC